GAAGCTCATGCTACATCTTTTGCGTGAGAGAGAAACTGTCACTCGTGAAAACCAAATCGACTACTACGATCCTTATCCATATCAAGTTCGCTTTCATAACGATACAGAAAAATTTCGATGTCTTAGAGCTGCAAACAGGATAGGTAAAACCCATTCTGGGGGGGCTGAATTGGCTTACCACGTTACTGGTTTATATCCTGAATGGTGGAGGGGGCGACGATTCTCCTCTCCGGTTCAAGCTGTTTGTGGTGGCAAAAACAATGAGAAGACTCGCGACATTATTCAGGCTGCCCTTTTTGGCGATCCGGCAAACGAGAATGCTTGGGGTACAGGTTGGATACCGAGACATTTGATCGGTCGAGCTATGAGAAAACCTGGTGTCCCTGATGCCAAGTATCACATTATGGTGAAGCATGAGTCTGGTGGTTATTCCAAAGTATCAATGCTTGCATATGATATGGGAAAAGAGACGTGGATGGCCCATAAGGCTGATGTTAACTGGCTGGATGAGGAACCACCTGAAGATATTATGTCGCAAGCAATTCGATCTATCATCGATACTGGCGGCATCATCTACATGACCTTTACGCCTGAGAACGGAACAACTGGTGTCGTAAGAACGGTACAAGAACAATGGTCTATGCATGAGGCTGGCTGGAAGGATGTTAGCGGTGGCGATTTTATTATTGATCGTGAGTCGCTTCATTATGAGTTCAAAACACAGTACACATTGAATCACAAAAAGGGTCATCTGACTGAAGAGAAAATAAGTGATGCAATAAAAGCAATGATGCCACACGAAATACGGATGAGAGCGGAAGGCATTCCATTGCTCGGTACAGGTTTGGTTTTTCCTTATGCCGAATCAAATATAACGTATGAGTCCTTTGAAATACCTCAGCACTGGCCACGGATAGCAGGCATTGATTTTGGATATACGCATCACACTGCTGTCGTTTGGCTCGCTCATGATCCAGATGCTGACTGTCTCTATCTTTATGACGCGGTGAAAGTTAATAAGCGCGAGATAAATGAAATAGCCCCTTTTTTAATAGCGAGACCTTCTGTTTGGGTTCCTATTGCATGGCCTCATGATGGAAACAAGAATTTCGGAATGGGAGGATCAATCCAGAAGCAGTATCGTGATTATGGAATTAATCTGCTTGATGATCATTTCACTAACCCACCAAAAGATAACCAGGTAGACGGAAAAGGTGGCATCCAGATAATGCCGGGGATCGTTGAGATGGCTAATCGTTTTAACGATGGCCGATTAAGAGTTGCTAGTCATTTATTCGAGTGGCTGGAAGAATTTAGAAATTATCATCACAAGGATAATAAAATTGTTGACCGTGATGATGACTTGATGGCGGCCACCCGTTACGCCGTTCAATCTGTTCGGTTTGCTCAAAAAGAAGAATCCACCAGTGTTTATAAGTCGAGCAGTGCTCATCACGATGGCTGGATGAGCGCATGAAACCATTAAAAGGAAAAAAATACGACGGCATTGTTAGGGAAGCGATTAAACGTTTCAAAGTTGCCGTTGATAGTGATTTTGAAAACAGAAGACTCGCACAAGATGATATTAATTTTCGGAATGGTGATCAATGGGAAGCGGGGGTAAAAAGAAAAAGGGCCGATGATGGGCGTCCCTGTTTGACTATCAATAAATTGGAACAGCGAATAGATCAGGTTACGGGGGATCAGCGCATGAATAGAATGGGCGCAGTTATTCGCCCGCTTGATTCAACTAATTCTTATTCAGAATTATCACCTGGGATGAACTTCACTTTAGCGCAAGTTTTTTCTGGCATTATAAAAAACATTGAAGCCATATCTAATGCAAAAAGTGCTTACGATACAGCTTTCGATCATGCAGTTGGCCACGGTTTTGGTTACTGGTCAATTATTACCGAATACAATGATGATGATTCTTTTGATCAGGATATAAAGATACGACGAATAAATAATTCCATGCGCGTTTATCTTGATCCTGACGCACAAGAAGTAACAAAAAAAGATGCCATGTGGGGGTTTATTACCACAATGGTTGATAAAGATAAATATCCGAACGCTAGCTGGGAGATAGGTTCCGGTGAAGAACAGGCATTGTGGATTGACAACGACAAGGTTCGTATTGCCGAATATTTTCGTCGAGTCGAAATTGAGATAGAAATATGGAAAACCCCGCAGGGGGTTTTGCTAGTAAAGGATGACGACATTGATGTTCGAGATGAACTAACACAATCAGGTGTTATTCCTCTGCAAAAGCGAATAACAAAATCTTACAAAGTCGAATGGTTTAAATTAAGTTCGAATGAGGTTTTCGAAGAAACTGTTTTTCCATCAAAATATATCCCCATCATTCCCTGCTATGGCAAAGAGCTAAACGTAAAAGGCGAGACGATTTATCGTGGCGTTATTCGTTACGCGAAAGATCCTCAGCGTATATATAACTACACGCGAACAGCCAGCGTTGAGCAGGTTGCACTCGCGCCTAAAGCGCCGTGGGTTATTGAAGAAAGACAAATTGGCGACCATAAGGCGATGTGGGAAAAAGCCAATGTTAAAAATTTCTCAATGCTTCCTTATAAGAATGTTGCCGGTGTTTCACCTCCAATGCGACAAGCACCACCACAACCGTCATCAGGTTGGATTTCTGAATCGCAAATAGCTGATCAAGATATCGATGCCGCTAGTGGTATGTATAAAGCATCTTTAGGTGCGCCAAGTAATGAGCGATCTGGAAAAGCGATCAATGCTCGAAAAGTTGAAGGGGATGTCGGCACTTATCACTACCATGATAATCGCGCTATGAGCCTCCAGCACACTTATGAAATTCTTGTCGATATGATCCCTCGCGTATACGACACCAATCGCGTTGTTCGAATTCAGACAGTTGAAGATAAGGACGCGATGATCGAAATAAATAAACAAATATTCGATCAAAAATCACAGCAATGGGTAAGTCTTTATGATTTATCTCTGGGGAAATATGACGTGTCTGTTGACGTTGGTGCTAGTTACACCACTCAGCGTCAAATGGCATCGGAAAGCATGATGGAGCTAATTCAATATGCACCTCAGCTCGCTGGAAAAATCATTGACCTTATCGCTAAAAATCTTGATTGGCCTGGTGCCGACGAGATTGCTGCTCGATTAAAAGACAATCGCCCGACCACAGAACAAGTCCAGCAACAAATTCAACAGGCTACTCAGCAAGCAGTGAATCAGGCGATTAATGGTGAGCGTTATCAATTGGATATGTTCAAAGCGAAAACAGATCGAATGTCGAAAATACGAAAAGCAGAAAATGATGATGACTCACTTGAGATAGAACTATTAAAACTACTCGAAGAATCTGATGAAGATATCAGGGGACGAGTGACTGAATTAATTTCCCAATTAGGCGAAAGCCAACAACTTGGCGCAGGCCAGCAACAGGGCATGAGCCAACAGCGAGGCGTACCAGCAGGCGCTTCAGAGGCAGTAATATGAGTGAAGAAACACAATCAGTTATTGATGGTGAAGAGCAACAGTTAGATGTTGATCAGTTATCAGTAGCTGGGAATTCAGATGATAGTCATGAAACGTTAACTGACGAAAATAAAGCGTCAATTAGTGCTGATGACTCATTGTCGGAAAGTTCTGATGAAGAAAAACAACAATCACGTTCACAAAACTCTAAACAACGATTAAAGCGAAAGTTAGGTGAGGCTGAACGACGCAATGCACAACTTGCAGAGCAATTAAATGTACAGCAACAAAGTTTAAGCGCACTTGAAACGAAACTGGATGGTGTGATTAACCCGCCTGCTATAAGGCCGGAAAGGGTTAATTATGAAACCGAAGAAGATTATGAGGATGCGTTGTATGACTTTAGGCAGTCGTCAACGAGTCAGTCAGTTCCTGTTGAAAAACCTGTTACATCTGAACCCGCCAGACAACTTGTCTCGCAAGATATTCATGATAACTGGTTAGATCATATTGAGCTGGCTAAAGAAAAACATCCTGATTTTAAAGAAAAACTTGAAGCTATTCCTTTTAACTATATGACCAATGCAATGACAGCATCAATCATGGAGTCGGAATGTGCGGGTGAGTTGGCTTACTTCCTCGGTTGTAACCTACCTGAAGCTGGTCGTATATCTCAATTGAGTATGGCAGGACAGGTACGGGAAATAGACAAACTTAGCAATAAGTTTAAATCCACAACATCCAACGCCCCCACGCCGATTGACCCCATGAAAGGCTCCGATTCTCCAGTCGCTGATGTCGATAAGATGTCAATGAAAGAGTATGCCGCTTACATGAATAAAAAACAGTTTGGAGGGCCATAAA